ACAAAATCAATTAATTCTTACAGGAACAGTTTCTACTACACATACTTTACAATTTCCAGCTACACAAAAAACTTACGGTATTTACAATAACATTTCTGGTGGTGCAGATATTTCTGCTAGACTAGGTGCTTCAGGAAACACGGTTACTGTTACAAATGGTAAGTACAGAATGGTGGCTACTGATGGTACTAACTGGTATGATATTTTCTCTCTTGCTGGTTTAGGTGAAGCTTGGCAAGATAAATCAGGAAACTATACAGCATCAGATGGAGATAATTTATTTGTAGACACATCTGGTGGTGCAGTAACAATAACTTTACCTTCTTCTCCTTCAATTGGAAATCAAGTAAAGATTATTGATTCACACGGCACAGCAGCTACAAACAATATTACTGTGGGAAGAAACAGTCAAAAGATTCAAGGGACTGCAGCAGATTTAACAATTTCAACTAACCGAGCTGGCATATCGTTGGTGTTTTATGACAGTGACAATGGTTGGTTATTAAAGTATAACGATTAATTATGGCTAACTTACAAGATATAGTAAACAGAAGTGAAGTAGGAGCAATCAAGCCTTGGCCTAAAGCTGCGGCTCCATCAGGTTATTTATTATGTGATGGTTCGGCCGTATCAAGAAGTACATATGCAGATTTATTTGCTATAATTTCTACAACGTACGGAGCAGGTGATGGTTCATCAACTTTTAATGTTCCAGATCTTCAAGGTAAGTTTCCTCAAGGTAAAGATGGAACAACAAGTTTGGCAGGAACTGGTGGTGCTAACACAGTAACAGTTTCAGTAACTAACAACCAAGCTGCAACAAATGCAACAAACCAAACTGTTAGTGTAACAGGATCTATTTCTAATACATCTTTGACTGAAGCTCAAATTGGATCTCACAGTCACAACCTTTGTAGAATTACTGCTGGTCAAATTGATGGTACTGGATCATTTACTAACACATTGGGTTTCTGTGGCGGTGGTTCACCAGGTAGACAAAATGGTGGTTTTAACTCAGCAGCGGCTTTATTCCCAGGCAGAGTTACAATGTGTAGTGCAGGATCTGGTACAGGTCACAATCACTCTCATACTTTATCAGGTACTTTAACAGGTAATATTACAACAAGTTTAACTGGAGCTGTAACAGCATCAGGGACAAATGCATTCTCACCATTTGTGGTGGTTAACTATATTATTAAGCACTAGGAGATATTAATGGCAACACAAATAGTAATCGCAAACAAAGAATCAATAAAACTTGATAATGATTTTCATATTGAATGGGCAGATAAAGGTAAAAATTGGAATGATAATTGGCTACCTGATACAGTACATTGTGTAATATGGAATTCTCTAGTCGGACAAAACGAAATTCAAAACAAAAATGCTTCTACTGGTATGATGACAGGTAACACAGACTTGAACGCAACAAGTGACGCTGTGGGTAATACAACTGTTGAAGATCTTTTAATTTGGGGCGAAACTAGAAAACTACAAATTGAAGAAGCTCTTAGTGATTATATAGTAGCTGCATATGATGATGAAAAAAATGGCACGACAAATGCTGAGGGTAAATCTTGGAAAGATTACGACCCTAATTATTCGTAATTATTTAAAACTTTTTTTATTCCAAAATAAACTTTTATATCGATCCATCCATTTAGATTGAAGTAGATTTAAAGTTGTATTATGTAATTTTTCTACGTAAAAACCACTCCAACTTTTCCAAGCTTCACGTTTAAAAGGTATGACTTGAACCATAGGCTCACCTTTTTTAATAATAAATTGTTCGTCATTTTTGTTAAGTATAAATGGAAAATGTATTGTATTCACATAAACGTCTGTATCAACTATACCTGGTATAATATCAAACCTAGGTTCAATTCTATTCATAGGTTTTATAAACAAACTGCTATAACCAGGCGGTGTTTTAATAAGCCATTTATTAATAAATTTACCAGCGTTTTCTCCTGCAGTAGCTTTCCAATCTTTAGGTAATTGTCTATTATTATGAACACCAAAATCATCAGGTTCTCTGTTAGCAGGTGTTACTATAAAATCATTTTCTACAGGATCTACCAAATAATCTTGATCAAATGGTATTATATATCCCGCTGTAAGTGAGTCTAAAAAAGGCATGCATGTTTTTACAGTAGAGACGTGCATATTGTTATTAGAAAACCTCGGAAGTTTTTTGTACTCATCAGGTATAAATCTTGATGCAGGTTTGGGATGTGGCCATACATCAACCATGCTCCTATCAATGGCACAAAAAGTAATTTTTTTATTTATCATTTTCAAATATCTGACACGTAAAATTAAAAGACATAGATCGTCTTATATCATTAGGATCTTTAGCTTTAAATGGATAAACACCATGAGCATGATCCGCTCTAAAAACATAAAAATCTCCCACGTTAGGTATCACCTCAGTAATAGTATTGTCATGATGAAAAAATAACCTACCGTCTTTGTTTTTATGTTTATGTTCATAGTCATCAATAAGTTCTTTTGGTAATTTTAAAAACAAGACAGTAGAAAAACCTACCCTTTCGTTATGGTGATGTACTGGATTATATTCATTTGATTTCATGTCATTAACCCAGACGCTAAGTATATCTATGTGACGATGTGGTTTGTCAGTAGGTTGTGCTGATTCTGGTTGTTTAAAAAAGTTTGTATCATACCAATCTTCTACAAAGTCTTGTATGTTAGCAATAAGGGTATCGTATAAATCCATGGTTTGAAAAAAGTTAGTAATACCAAGTTCTGTTTTTAGAGCACCAGCTAAAACAGCTCCGTGACTTGGTAATGATTTTTTTAATCTGTCATACTTAAAATTAAAATCATCTATTTGTTCTAGTGGAACTTTATATTTATTTATAAATTTACCTTGTATTATTTTAGACTTGTCCATTTAAACTACACTGATATTGAATACTAAATCTCTGTTCTAAAAAAGGTGTGTCCTTATTATCATCTGATTTAAGCGGGGTTATTGCGTGGTCTATCCATGATGGAAAGGCCACCATAATATTATCTTGGTTTGGTATTTCATACATTTCTCCGTCATCCATAAAAAGCATATCTCCACCTTTAAGTTTGTTACCTTTGTTTAAAACTAAATTAAATGTAAAAATTGTTCCATCTATTCTATCTTTGTGCCAATTGTAATAACCACCATTGTTGTAAGCAATATAATGTACAGAAAAAATCATTGGTCTTGTAAGAATATCTGCAAACACCATGTTTTTTTGTTGAGTGGCAAAATTTATTATACCTTGATGAAAAAACCATTCATTTAAAGCCAACACAGGTGTTCTTTCCATTTTTTGTTGATCCTCAGGAGCTATCCAAAAACCCATACCTCCACAGTTATGATTTAAAAATTGCACAGTCATATCATCAAATGTATTAGAATCACCACCCCACTGTTCTACATTAAACTTTGTTCTATTTTGTAAAATGTCCATGTAAACGTCATCTAACATTTTTTGTGGTAAAAAATTTTCGCAATAAAGAACGTGTCTAGATAATCTTTTAATTCTCATTTCTTCTTTATCTATAGCATAAAATTCTTGTCAAGAAAACAATTTTTAAAAATCGCTTGATATATTCTGTACACATGTTTAAATTAGATCTCACCCAAAAATTATAAATCAAGGAGATATTATGGAAAATCAAGAAGTATTGAAGGCTATAGCTACCCTTGCTGATAAGGTGAGTCGTTATCACGAACGTTTATTAGCAGTGGAAAGAGACAACGAAAAATTACAAAAAGAAATATTAGAACACAGAAAAGTGCCTCATATACACACAATTCAAGGTAAGTCACATAACTCCGATGCGACTGTTATGGTAACAGGTTTAGACTCTGAAATGGAATGCGAAGCTTGCGGAGCTTAGGGGAGATATAAATAATTTAAATCAGATCTTTCTATCGTGCTGTGTGCGTCATCTAGTGTTTCTACTAATGGTTCACCAGCTAGATTGAAAGATGTGTTAAATAATATAGGGACCTCGGTTCTTTTATAAAATTCTTCTATCAATTCATAAAATTTTTTGTTCTGTTCCTTCGTTACAGTTTGTATTCTACATGTTCCATCAACATGAGTAATTGATGGAATTAATTTTTTCTTTTCTTCTTTAACAGGTATGGCATATGTCATGTATGGTGATTCTTTTATAACACCCATTTCAAACCAATCGTCTGCATGTTCCAATAAACAAGATCCTGCAAAAGGTCTGTACCACTCCCTATTTTTTACTTTGTTAACTATATCCTTGCCGTCTTTATTTCTTGGATCAAATAATAAAGATCTATTGCCTAAAGCTCTTGGCCCCCATTCAGAATGCCCTTGAAAGATTGCAACTATTTCTTGTTGTAAAATTAAATCTATTGCTTCTTCTTTATTGGTTATTTGTTTCATCTATAATCCTGCCTTTAAATTTATCCTCAGAAAAGCTTTTTTGAAAATAATCATCTAACCATACCGCTGCACCTATTGCAGTTCCTCCGTCATGAGGCACTGGGTCAACAAAAAAATTTACACCTTTAAAATGTTGTGCGTATTTATAATTGTTAACACAATTCATTGCGTAACCTCCAGTTAACACTAAATTTCTACAGGTAGACATATCTAAAGCTTTTTCTATTAATCTCATTGTGTATTTTTCTGTAGCTATTTGTGCCTCTTTACATAAATCAGCATTACTATCGCCACCAACGTTACCATATGATGATAAACCCATCATTTTTCCAGCATCAAATCCTTCTTTATCACCTGTAATCTGTGCACATAATGCTATAAACACCATTCCAGCACCTGGTAAGGTGGTATACAACTCCTCTACTCCGTCTTTTATTCTTGTATAATGAAATAAATCATTATCTGTGTACAAAGTATTAATTATATCTCTAATACTTTTTCTCTTCATAATATTGTAGTAACTGCTGTATCTCTTATACAGCGTTGTTAATTTATATTTGTCTATGTAATAAATACTTTCTGACTCAACATGCAACCAAGGTTTTTGCCAAGATAAATGTTCTAATGAGTTTTCATCTATGCATTTATCTAATTGTTGTGCTCCTCCACCATCCATAACTAATACAAGAGCGTCTTCAAAATTTGATTGATAAAATCCACAATATGCATGATGATCATGATGCACACCATTTGTTCTAAACCATTTATCCATGGGTATGTTGTGTCTTTCAGCAAAAAGAACGCAAAATTTATCTATGCCTT